CTTCTGCCGTTTCTGCCGATAATTTTTGTCCCAACACAGCAGCAAGACCCAGCTCGTTGATTTGGCTGGCAATCTGTTCAAGCCGCTGGAACTGTGCGCTGTAGCTGTTGCCTGATGGCTCAATGTATTGCGCTGATGCACCCTCAGGCAGCGCCATTGCTTCGCCTGGTCCAGCACTGATCTCTTCTGCTGACTGCGGGAACCCAAAGATTGCCAGCATTGGAACAGCGCTGATATGCAGCTGGTTGTCAAGGTCAGATTGCACTTGATACGCCTTGAGATTCAGCTCAGCAATGTCTGCCAGTGGTGGCCGCGACTCAAGAACACCGACGCGGTTGGCATAAGCAACAGCAAACGGAATCTCACTGAGGCTGGTACTGCCTTCATCGACAAGGACAAAATCGCCTTTCTTGTCTTTTTGATGAATCGCAAAAGCGCCAGGGGTCAACACGCGCACCTGCTGCACCTGCTTTTCGCCGTACAGACCATCAGGGACGGTAATTTCTTCCATCAGGCGCAACTGGGTCAGCTGTTGCTTGCCGTCCTTGATCTCACTGCGCCAGCCCAAGATGTCTCGTGGCGTGTACTGCGTCCAGTAAGGCCGACCATTTTCTCCAGCCTTAGGAGCATCAACAAGAACGCCAACGTGTCCATACCGGATGCACTTCCGCGCGGTTTCGTATGTCCAAACGTTCAGGTCATTGCCCTGCAGGTCAACATCAAAAAGCTGCTCAGTGACAACGTCACTAACGTCTTCCAGCCGGACAGGCTTGCGGGTCAACATGCCCGCCAGCATCCGCTCAAGCCTGACGTAGTACGGCGCCAGTGTTGAACGCATGAGCCTGTTGTCATATGACTCATCCAGCTCTCTTGGCTCTTGCGGAAGATATGCCCTGTGTTTTTTGCGGATCCCATAGGTGCCCTGCAAAAGTGCTTCAATCAGCAGCCAATGCGGCTCCATGTTGATGTAGGCCGTGTTCGGGCTTTCCACCGTCGTGACATTGCCAACACGTTGGCGACCCGAAAAGCCTGAGTACACAGCTAAATCCCGCCCAATACCTGCAGTTTAGTAAAGCCTGATTCCAGTACCACGACCAGCGCGTGCGTGAAGCATGCTGAAGTCCCTGTACACCAAATAGCCAAGGGCATCATTCATATGATCGTATCCAGCATCTTTGTCTGGCGCCCCAGACTCGGTGTAACTCTGCAGCTCTAAACATTCAATGGTCCGCTTGCAGTTGGCAGCGATCTGAAGCCTCACTTGACCTTTCCCGTTCTCCAACAAAGCTTGAACAGAAGCCACCCGATCACGGACGGGAGGGTTTGCCTTCGGTGATTGATTACTGAACCCATAAGACTCCAATATCTGGATGTCAGTCCGTGAGGCATTCGTGCTTCTGTTGCCGCCTGATGCGTCAGGGTAGATGTAAACCTGGCGTCCATCAGCGCGGAGTTGTATTTCTTGGGCCATGGCGTCGGTGTCATTTGCGCCGCTGATTTCATCAATCAGGAGAAGGTTTTCTCCAAGACGAACACCAATGACCGCTGACATGTTCCCGACGTTGAAGTCAAGGCCAACCCTGAGGGGCTCCCTGCTGACGTCTGGTATTTCTTTTGTGACGTGTTTGTTGCGGTCAAACCGGTCATAAACCTGACCAGTCGTGAGATTGCAGAACTGACCTTCCAGATACGCCTGGAGAAGAGATGGGTCGTAGTTGGCCTGCAGCCTTTCGATGAAGTCTTGGGGCAGATATGGATTGTCTGCCGAACGCATCCTAATCAGTTTCCTGTCATCGCGTTGCTGCGCCTCTTCTGAGCCAAACGTTGACCACATCCAGCGAAAGCCTTCTGGCGTCGATGCAGCGCCAAACTGCCGCACGTTGCCAGCCCTCAAGCGGCCAAGGATCTTGGGGAATGCTTTTGCGGCAATGGCAGGCGTGACCGTATCAATCTCATCAGCCAACACCCAAGCAAGGTTCAAGCCAATGATCCGCGACCAGTTCTCAAAGCTGCGGCACAAGATCTTTGTATCACCGCCTGGCAGGTGCAAAACGTATTCAGGCAATGGCGATGCCCTGAACGTGTATGGAACCTCGTACGCCTCCAAGAAAGACTCAAAGTCGTTTTGCCAGATGTCCCGCACAAGGGGGCCAGTCGGCTCCATGACGCAACCAATGAAGCCTTGATTAGCAAGAGCAAGGGTGACGCTCTTGGCGGCTAGGGCCCGGGTCTTGCCCGCCCCATAGCCCGCTGACAAGCCGATGATCTGAGTGGTCTGGTCATCCACAAATGCAAGCTGTCCAGGGTGCAGGTCGCCCCTGATGCGCTTGGAAAGCAGCTCCACGTCGACTTGGGTGTTGCCCTCACCAAGCTTTTGGAGGACATTGCCTGGCGGGATTGCAGACAGGACACCCATCAGTCGTACAGCTTGGCGATCTTGGCAGCGGTGTTGATGCAGCCCAACACGGCTTGAAGGTTGGACTGCTCCATGCCCTTCTTATGGACGACGCTTAACTGGGACAAAAGTATTGCGGCAAAGGCTTGGCGATCCAAGTTGAAATCTTCTTCTAGGCGCTTTGTGGCGAGGGCAATGTATTCATCGCTTTGCCGTTGCTTCAGCCCCCACTCATTTGCGGCGTATTGCAAAAGATCTGAACGTGTTGCCCCATTGGCCATCATCCGGGCAAATCTTGCTGTCCGGAACTCTTTTTCCGCTTTCGTGCAGCGAGGATTCTTGTCCATGGTTTCAGCCTAATGATGCAAACGAATCCAGGGCGTACCAGACGTGTGAGTTGCGATAGCCGCCTTGATGCGTGGGAACTATTGGCGTGACGCCATGGCAGTTCCGCCATGCCGGATAGACAAGCATCGAGCCATCTGTTTGGTCAAAGGTGGCGTCGTAGTCAGGTACATGCAAGTTTCCGCCAGTGCTGTTGCGGCGTTTGGTGATGATGATGTTGATGGCGCCTTTGACGTTGGCGTGGTCTTGATGGATTGGCGCTGCGATGTTGCAGTTGCTGATGGTGCTGCTGAAGTGCTTTGCGAAACGCCACTTCTCAGGGACACGGGACTGAACTTTGCTGCTGTGCAGCTGGGTGACTTCAGGCGCCAGCTCTTGAATCAGCTGATAGGCCACGATGCCCGCCTTGTGCATGGCTTTGACAAAGGTGCCAGCTGTCTTGCTGCTGTGGACAGAGGACCGTGTGCCGTAAGCCCGTCGCATATGAGGCTTGGGCGGCACGCTGCCAAGAATGGCTGAATACTGCGAGATGACTAAGTAACGCTTCTTTCCGTCAGGCCCGGGTGGCAATGGACGCTTACGGTCCATCATCGTTTTGGGCACCCTGGTTGAGTTGACTTCGTGGTCAGCAATGTTGACCAGATTCCTCAAGTCATCAGGCAGTTGCTTGAGGAACAGGCCAACCTGAGTGCCGTCAGGATCAGCAAGGATGCAGGACTCTGTGACGTTGGGCTGCAGCGTTGGGCAGGTGTCCCCAATCTTGAGCTTGGGCGTCTTCCTGTGCAGGGTGAGAACTGGAAGAGGTGACGGCTTCATCGAACAATGCGCTTCATGTGTTTGGCGTAACCAGAGATGTCGAGCTTTGCGTCTACCCGGTCCTTTTTTTTGATGAGCTTGGCAAAGGGAGCCCAGTCACTGACCAAGCGTTGGGCCCATACGGCGTCACGCTTTTGCTGATAAAGGTGCTGCAAGCCGCCTGCATTGGTGCCAACGCCTGGACAGTTGAACCACGCATGCAAATCAACGATGACGCCATCTGAGTGCTTGATGGCAAGCATGGTGAAGTCACGGTCTTCCTTGCGATCAGGGCGGTAACGCCAGTGAATTTTGGGAAGGTAAAGCAGGGCGCAAACTTCAGGCGGTCGCTTATTGATGGCGAACCGTTGCTTCTTGGTGCTGTAGGACCAGGCGTATTGGCAGTAGTTCAGGCCGTTAACGGGGAACTTGAACTGCTCAACAGCTTTATGAAACTGCTTGAGGACGTTGTGATCGCCCTTGATGGTTTTGCCCGCCTTGGCAACGCCAAACCCACTGACGTCATCATCCATGATCCACAACCACTTGTGGCCTTGAACATGGCCCCAATCGAGGATGTAGTTCCGAACAAAGGTGATGCCCTTGTCGTTGTCAGGGATGACTTGGAGATTGGGCACACCAGCCGCCTTGTAAGCAGCCATGTCCTGAGGCTCTACAAAGTGGGTGAAAGGAATGTCACCAAGAAGCTTGTAAGTGGTTGTGGACGGCCTGCCTTTGGTGGGGATTGCAACGTGCATCAAACAGCCAAAGCCTCAATCAGCTTCATGCCCACGTAATCGCCACGTTTGCGGGCTGCATCCACCAAGGCCTTGGCCTCTTCATAGTCTTCAGGGCGGAACTCAATCTGAATGGCCTTCATGACCCCATCAGCAAGTTCTGCTGTTGGATCATCTTCCAAGTCGTCCAGGGCCGACAGGTCGATGTCCTCCCCAAAAGTGGGTAGGTCATCACCCCAGCCAAGAAGGGTCAGGTCAAAACCAGCATCACCCAATGCTTTCAGTTCCGCCTGCAGCACGTCGTCATCCCAAGTGCTGTTAAGTGCCAGCTGGTTATCAGCGATGACGTAGGCGCGGCGCTGTTCAGCGGTGAGGTGGCCAAGCGTGATGGTGGGGACTTGGGCCATGCCCATCAGTTCAGCCGCCATCAAGCGGCCATGACCTGCAATCACATTGCAGTCGTCATCAATGAGGATTGGGTTGGTAAAACCGAACTCCTTGATTGACCGAACCAAACGATCAAGCTGCGCTTCCGAATGTTGACGTGGATTGTTTTCGTATGGCTTAAGGACTTCAGTTTCACGTTGGACGATTTTGTCTGATGCGACAGTCACTGCCAGTTATCTGGATTCGCTTTCCAGAGTAGCCGTAGTTGTCGAAGCTTCGGCTCAACCAAATGATGAGAACTTACGGTTCCTGTGATATTGCCAATCGTTATCTGAACACAACCATCGTCGAGGTTGCGGATCTTGGCATTTGGCATAGGCATCTCTGAGGCGCTGCTCATATTCCAAGAAAGCTCGAAGGTTGTTCAGATGTTGCTGTGATTTGAGGTGATGGTCCATGTTTGAAGTCGGGGGATAGATCGCCACACACAGGCGCCCTGCCTTTCCCTGCTGCACCCAAGGTCTTGTATAGCTTTCAGCCTGTTCGGGGGAAGAGCAGGCATCAGGCTCCCCGACTGTTGATTACTCGTATTCTTCCACGGTGCATGTGAAGCCTGCATCTTTGGCATCTTTCACCAGCTGGTCACGCTCATGGCGTGTGTAGGCCCACTCAGTCCATTCGAGCTTGCCGTCAAGCTTGGCTTCAACGTAGTAGCGGGATTGAGGTTCCATGGCTTGAAGCTTCAGAAGGTTAGTGGCTTCAAGCTCATCTTGATGCTTTTGAAAAGACTCAAACCAAAGGAGTCGCATGTTGTGGTAGTCCATGGTGTGTGCATCTCTGGCATATTGGCAAGCCGTTAACCGTAGATTTTTTCCTCGCACATAAGAGCCGCAATAGTGTCAACTGGATCGCTGACGCCAATGAAATACTTCCCGTTGACACTGTTTCGCTCCTTGGGAAAGGTGTAGTCACGGGATTCCAGCCGTTTCATGTAGACGGGCAGATCCTCAGGGTGCTCCTCGCAAACTTCTGCATAGAAGGCTTCAAGCTGCTTTTTGTATGTGGTGTGGCAGGCCTCGCGGAAAGCCTCTTCAGCTTCTTTGGAAACGAAATCAACATTCAAAGGGCCACCCCAACCATCGTCACTGATTTCAGCAACCTTGCGGCTGCCAAGGCGAAGGTTGGCGTTGTAGGCATAACCCTCGACAGAACGAAGTTTTTTGAGGCCGGTGATTTTGTAAGTCATCAGATTGTGTGTGGTGGGCTCTCGCCCTTGCATTGATTCTGGCATGCCACCGTGTAGATGGCAAGCCATTGGTTCAACTTGGTGGCAGATTTTTTGAGTCGTGCTGGATGCGCTCTTGGAAATCACGCTCTTCCTTTTGCTTGCCGTACAGCCAAGCGTCAGCTGATTGCCCATTTTTAGGGCCGTTGGGCTTCAGCTTGGTGACCTTGAAAGATGTGGCTGGTTTCCAGTCCCGTTTTTTGCGTGGCATTGATTCAGTCCCAAGAGTTGTAGTACTGGGGCTTGCCGTCCCAGATCCGGAAATACTTGATGCTGTCGGACACGTATTGCTTGCCCTCTGACAGTTGAATCCTTTTGCGGAAAACCTTGTCATCGGATGCCTGCCAAGACGTGTCAGGAGTCGCCTTGCCTTCGCCACGGCCATCGTCACCAGTGACCACGCAATGAATAGGGCGAAGCCAGACACTCGCCTTGGTCATGCGGTCAACGACGTAGTACTCAACCAGCGTCATGTCGTAGCCGTAGCTGGAGCAAACGATTTGCCCAACTTCGAAGCGGTCGGTCTGCAGTGCTGTGGTGGTCATGTGTTGCCGTCTCCGGCTGAACTTGATTAGATTATGGCATGCCATTAAACAAATGGCAAGCCAAGTTGATCGGCAACTGGCGGCAAAGGACTGTCACCCCATTGCTTACCCATCGCTGCAGCCACTCCTAAGTAAGTACGACTGCGCTGTTTCCAGCGATCTGGGCTTGGCGGCATTTTGATTATGTTTTGCTCGCGGCCTTCAACACAGTTGCTTGGCCTGAGCTTTGGAAGGTTTTTAAGCCACAAGCAAGTCGCCTTAGTTTCGCCGTGTCCATGCTCCCAAGGCTGGATGATTTGATTTGGCTTGCGTATCGCCGTGCTGATCATGCTTATGGGGTTCTCAATGCACCACCTGGGGATAGGTGAATCCATGAGCAAACGGACAAAGGCCAAGGCATCAGTAGTCAAGGCTGGATCACGCTTGCCTGAGTAAGTCGCCCACATGCCACTAATAGCCAAATAAGTGCAAGGCGGATGAGCAACCATCAAATCCCAGCCGTCGTGCAGCAAATCCTCAACGGGGCCTTGATGGTGCCACTGCGGATCTGCTTCGCACTCAAGCAAATCGCAAGACCAAGCATCGTGGCCATAACTGCGGAAGGCGTCACGCACCCTTCCGCTGTACTCACATGCAATAAGAACACGCATCACCACTCATCGTCTTCTGCAGCTGGTGCAGCGAAGACGCTGCCCTTGTTTTCACGGATGTCCACACCCCACCGCTGATTGCTCATGGTCAGCATCTCGTTGCCCAGCTTAGCAATCACCACCCGGTTGGGATCAGAGCCATCCCGCACAAGCCATCCGTTTTTCCAAGAGTCGCCAATCAACCGCTCTACATGGGTGCCAACAGGGACCGGTAATAAGACCCCCTCAGGCACCCCTCCGCCGTCAAAGGGGGTCAAGTGTGTTTTATGTGTCAAATCCCTTTTTATATGTGCGCGCGAGGGTTCAGATCCCTGTGCTGGCGGTATTTGACCCCTTTGACCCCTAGGGCCTTGCTCATTAGCTGCTGATTCTTGAATTTGACACGTTTGACCCTTTTGACCCCCTGTTTTTTTGGATGGGTCATTGGGGGTGTCAAATACAGGGCGGTACAAAGCAGCAGGCCGACCAGCGGTGTCAGCAGGCAGCTCGCCGTCCTGAACAATCAGCCCCTTGGTGCACAACGCCTTCAACGTGCGGAGAGCTTTTTGCCTGCTGATGTTGCAGTGGCTGGCGATCTCAGCAGCAGTTGTATGGACCTTGTTTTCCCACAGCTGGCAGCAGTGGTCATAGGCGGTCTCTTGGCGGCCCTGCAGGGTCTCCTCAACCTGCGCACGGGCTTCAGCCGCAATGGCATCGTCACCATCGCCATGGCTTACCCAGCCATCGTCAGTCAGCTCCACCACCAAGTTGGTGGCCTTGCTTCTTCCCATTGGTTTGACAGCAATCCGGTGATCGGTTTGCATCTGGCCCTCAACAGGCACCTTCAGCCAGTTCAGGAGCACAGACCAGCTAACAGCGCCTGCAAGGCTGTTGCTCCCCCGGCTGGCTGTGATGGCGTTGCCGCCTGACACCGACTTATTGGTGTGGTGAACCAAGACAGTGGTGCTGCCAGTGCCAGATAGGACGACCTCAAGCTTGCGGGCTGGAATATCGAAGTCGCTGCTGGCTTCCTCAATGCCAAGCTGGCCAACGCATGCGTGATACGTGTCCACCAGCACCAATGAGCCAGGGTGTTTTGCTGCCACAGCCGCAATGGCTTCAAGGCCGTTGTCGTTCAGCTGCACCGCATCTTCAAGGCTCCAAAGAATGACGCCTTCGGCCAGCTCGTGGAAACGTTCACCGTTCTGATCAACGCCTTGCCTGCCCAAGCCTTCACGCTCAAACAGCACCCACCAGTCAGAAACGTTTTGGTCAGTGCCGACGATGATCAGCTTGTTGATCTGCCCGTGGACCGGGATGCCAAGAAACTCAGCATCACCACGCAACGCGGCAGCAGCCATCGCCGTCATCAAGGCAGATTTGCCAACCTTTGGCGGTGCGACCACCAAGTTCTGTCGGCCACGCATGATGACGCCTTCCCAAAGCCAAGGGACAGGAGAAACATCCAGCTTTTGCCCGCCTTGCTTTGGCTCAGGGATGCCGACGTTGCGGCCGGTGGCCTGCGCTAAATAGTGCGCTGCTTCTGATTTGCTCAGAGCACAACCAAGCTCTTCGGCTTGGTTCCGCAGCATGAACAATCGGTCAACAGAATCAGTCGTTGCGCCAACGACTTTTACGGCTGCGCTTTTGAGTTGGGCGACTTGGTCCAAGCAATCCTGAAGGCTTGGATCCGCGTTGCTGTCGTTGCTTGAGGCGTTGTGTGTAGAACCCATCTTTGGCCTTTGAAGGCGAGAACCATGTGCGTTGTCCGTAAACACCGAGCCGCTCAAGTTCTTTGAAGGCTTCAAGCTCGGGGCTGGTTTGCTGGGGATGCTCTTGATCCCAAGCTTCTAAAGCTTGTTCTGACCTTTTGCGCTGCAGGTCTGTGTAATAGCCCTTGGCTGCAAGGTCTTCATCAAACTCACCAGGCAATGACCATGGATGCCACTGCAGAAGCTGCCATGCCTGGTGCTCCTTGTCGTAGTCAATCACGAGCCAACGGCTCAGGCTCAGATGCGATGGCCTTTTGCAAAAGCAAGTTGACCCAGCCGGTGCGGCTGATTCCGATTGGTTTTTTGCGATCGACTTCAGCGATCACCCTTGGATCAATCAGGACGCGTGTGTTCGTGATCTGGTCCAGTTCAGGCACGTTTTGGGCTTGCTTTGGGTGCGAAGTGTGCCCAGAATGACCCGGCCCGGCAACCCCCAGTTATCAAAAAAATCAAAGACCTTTTTTTCTTCCCGCAATGGCACCGTTACAAGTACAAGGCTGAATGGCTGGCTAAGTCAGTCACTGGCGTGCTGGGGGCAAAACTCTCCCCAGATGCCTTGGCCAACATCATGCGGTACAAGGATGGCCCAAACGGATGGGCAGCACGCGGCGAAGACATCCATCAAGCCTTGGAGTGCTACTTAAAGGGAAAACCTGTTGAGTTCTCAGAACGCTGGACTGACTGGGTTGATCCAATGCTGGAGTGCGAACTGTTTCAAGGCGCCAAGGTCATCGCAACTGAATACAGGCTCTGCGATGCCAAGAAGTCACTTGGCGGTTCATTTGACTTTTTGCTGCAGACCTCAACGGGTGAGATCGTGCTAGGTGACCTGAAAACTGTTGGCAGCCAAAGCGGCGCCCGCAGGCGCAAGCCAGCAACCGACCAACTAGGTGCTTATTTGGCCATGCTCATCGACCATCACCCTGCGCTGCATGTCGATAAGTGCGTGACCGTGGTTTCTGGTCCAAAAGAGTGTCGCGTGATCAGGCAAAACACTGATGAATGTGTTGAAGCATGGCTGGACAGCTGGGATCGCTATCAGTTTGAGCAAGAAGAACTTGGGGATTTGTGGTGATGGGATTGAACTGGTCCGAACTGCTAGACCCTGCAAATGGCGGACCAGGTGAGCCTCCTGGCAGAGCAGAAGCCGTGAAAGCTGCATCAGAGGCATCGCGTGAGAGATACATCAAGCACGGCAAAAAACGCGCAAAAGGCAGCTCCAAGCGCAAATCAAAATGACCCAATGGGTTGCACGCCGATAAATGGCATGCCACCATTCGCGGGCCATCACGCACACGGCATTGGATCTAACAAAGCAAGAGGTCAAAGTACACATCACTGAGGCCCAACCCAACAATGACAAGCCGCATTTGTACGGCATTGTCGTCAACCAAGGGCGCACAGAAAAAGTACGTGTTTTCCCTGGACCGCTACAAGGGAAAGCAGACCCAACCATCAAAGATTTGATTCAGTTAAATGATGACGACTTGGCTGCTTCTGGCCTTGTCCTCAAGGTTGTGATCTGGGGTGCAAGGAACGAAGAATCTGTCCATTGGTCTGGCTCTGCCCTTGCTTTTGACAAGCAGGAACCATGCGACCGGATGATTGCGCTTAAGTTGATAAAGCAGCATGCGCTGAAAGTTGCCGCTGCAGAGCCACGTTCTCCACTTGATGTTGTCAGCGACGGCAAGATCACGGCTTCAAACCAACCGGATCAGATCACCGCATTTTTCCAGCAAGGTGATAATCCGGGCTTGCTGCTCACAAAAAGCACAGCACGTCTGCAGGGCAAAACTGATCAAGGCCTGATGGTGATTTTGCGTGTGGCAGCAGAACTAAAAGGTGTGCAGGTTTCCGACCTGATTAATGATGTCATGTGGGATGCGGTTAAATCCGGAAGGCTGTGGGCTTGCCAACCAGACAATGGCATGCCATAATATGTTCAACGGGGCAGAGATGTCTCTCACACACACAAACCAATGACCATTCAACAGCAAATCGACAACATCAAGGTCCTGCTTGATGATGCTCAAACTGCTTACAGCCACGCCATTGCCGCCAACGACATGGCCGCAATCACCACTCACCGCAAAGCTGTCAGCAAGTACCGCAACATGATCGGCAAGCTGGTCAAGCAAAAGCTGGGGATGTGATGCGACCTGTTTACACAATCACCTTCACGGGTGCAGAGCTTGACCTTCTATACGAGTTGGCAAGAGATGCACGCAACAACCTCCCCGATCCAGACGACATCCCAGAGCCGGGCAGTTGGGCCAATCAAGTCGCACTTATGGATCTCAAACTCACCGACCTTTATCACCAGCGCCGCCGATGAACTACCAAGAAGCCCTGTATCACATGAATCGCTTGGCTGATTGGCAAGACAACGAAGACGAAAGCACTTGGGGCAAGTTTCTTGCCCTGATTGGTGAAGGCAACGGCCCACAACCTTTTCGTCGTTCTTTGGGCTACCTAGAAGCCGACTTGCTCGGCAAAGCACTGCAGGCATATGGCTCTAGGCCAGATGCCTTCAAAGAACACCTTTCCAAGTTTTATGACAACGCCACCAACTGATTACGCTGAACAAAGCCGTTTTGTCGAGACACAGCCTGAAGTCATAGAAGCTTTGGCTGCCCATCGCAAACGCTTTGAAGACATCCGCGAAGCAGACCGCAAAGTCATCTGGGAAGCCCGCAAGGTGACTTCATTGATGGCCGCTTTTGACGCCACGATTGAAGCCCAGTTCAAGCAAGAGGATGTCACGGAAGAGCATGAAAAACTGCTCAAGGAGTACACCAACCAAGACTCCGAAACGTGGTTCTGGCGCCACCACCAAGCGCAAGAAATGATCCAAGAGTCAATCGTTGCCCAGTGCGTAAAAGTGATCGCAGCCCAAGGCAAATACAAAGAGCTTGAAGAAAGCCATCAAGCCTGCAAGCTCTTGGCAGATGCAAGGGAAAAGGCAAAGGAAAAGTACAAGGCCCAGCAAGTAAAAGCATCCAAGCCACGCCGTGGCCGCCCACCCAAAACCCGTCGCTGAACCATGAACTACAACCGCTACAAGCCACGCGCAAACCGCAGCCGTTTTTATGACCCAAAGCTGGTGAGCACTAAAGTCAACACCATTGTCACCGTTGCCGCCTTTGCCTTGTTCGGGGCTGCAGCTTGGTACTCAATCACCACAACCCTTGACGAGCAACAGGCTTACCACTGCGAACAAGGCTGGCAATCTGCCTGCGAAAAACTGAGGTAATGGGCAAAGGCATCTACTGGAGCACAACGCCCCATCTGTACGTTGCCAAAGCAAAGGCAAGCGCAGAAGCTGCGCACAGTGAAAGCTCTCCCAAGCTGACTGCATTAGAAAAAGCGTTCTTCAACGCTCAACGAAGGCAGCAGTGTCGAACAGCTACACCTTCTTCGCCACAGGCAAGCCAGCCCCACAAGGCAGCAAGAAAGTCCACCGCTACATCAAAGGCAGGGCAATCCTCGGGGAAAGCTCAGCCGCCGTAGCCCCATGGAGAGAAGTTGTTGCCAGCTGTGCCCGCAGGTTGCGGCCTACGCCATGGCATGCCAAACTTCCCGTGTCGCTGACGCTGACCTTTGTTTTTGCCCGGCCAAAAGCTCACTTCCGCGCCAATGGCAACCTCAAGGACAATGCGCCACAGCACTGCGTCACACGCATTGGGGACTTGGACAAGCTCTGTAGAGCTGTTTGCGATGCCCTGACGGGCGTTGCTTATGAAGACGATTCACAGGTTTTCAGCATCAACGCCGAACGGCGTTATGCCACCGCCAGTGAATCACCGGGCGCCCTAATCACCATCACCACTATTGATGTCTGAACTCACCAAAGCCCTGATCGGGTTTCACAAAGCTGTCGACAAAATCGACAAAAACGCACGAGCCAACTACGGCAAGTTTGCAGACCTTGCCAACGTGCTTTCCACTGTGACACCACCACTCCACGCCAACGGCCTGGCCATCGTTCAGACCTTCGACGATCAGTCATTGGTCACAACGCTGCATCACACCAGCGGCGAAACCATCAGCAGCTCTTGTCAGCTGATGATCTGCGATGGTCGCAACCAAACCCAAGAATGGGGCAAGGCTGTGACGTATCAGCGTCGTTACGCAATCTGCTCAATCTTGGGCATCGTTGCCGACATGGACACTGATGCAGAATCAGACCCAGAGCCAGAAAAAAAAGCCAAGCGGCCTGCCCGCAAAACTGAACCAACCAGCCCTACAAGCCAAGCGCCAGCAACAGAGCCCAAACCCGGCGACCCAATGAATGATGACGAAAAGAAGCTGCTTCACAGCGTCATCAAGGAGCTGGAACCTGACCACAAGCAAGAGCTAATCAAACGGTTCCGCAAGGAGTTCAACTACCCGGATGGACTTGTCAAAGACAAGATCCAAACCTACGGCCATCGCACTTTCCTCCAAAATGCCATGAAAGAAATCACCGCCTGATCAATGCCACAGTCCCAAGCTGAAGCTGACCTCAAGCGCCGGAAAAATTTTTTTCAAGTGCGTCTGGACGATCAGCTGGCAGACAAGTTGCGTCACTTCATGGAGTCACGCGACTACAACCAAAACCAAGCTCTCAAAATCATCCTCTCCAAGTTTTTCAAGTAATGCTCAACATCACCGCACACGGCAACATCGGCAGGGACCCAGAACTCAAGGAAACTAGCAGTTCACAGGTCGCCAACTTCAGCCTTGCTACACGCACCGGCAAGGATGAAACCACTTGGATCAACTGCCAAGTCTGGGGCAAGCGGGCTGACACCGTTATGCAATACATGCACAAAGGCGACAAGATCACCGTTTGTGGTCAGGGCAAGCTGCAAGAGTATGACCGCAAGGATGGCGGCAAGGGTTACAGCCTGCAGCTCAACGTATCTGACTTCACCCTGCCTGCGAGGAAGGCAGAATCTGACGACGACTTCTGACAACCGGGGCAGCAGTGCTGGCGTTCTGCGTAAGTCCCCGCCAAACAATGACTAGACCAACCATCAAGCAAGTCTGGAAAGACGGCATCCAGCAATGGGAAGTCAGCCACGCTGGCATGACCCGTTACTTCAAAAACGACTGGCAGGCCCAGTGGCACTTTGAGTCTTGCCTCAGGTTGCACCGTGCAACCATCAGAAAATAATTGCGGACTGAGACAGGCTCGCGCGCCTTACGCCCCTCACACCTGATCCGCTGCAGGTCACTTGTCCTCGCCCGTTTTTCAGGGTGAGACAAAGATCATAGGAAACCAATCAGGTCTCCGCACAGATCATGTTTGCATCCATTTCACCAATGTGCGCTACCGCTTGGCTCAGCAGCTTTGCCTGATGCCAATTTGTTCGGACCAAGGAAACGCACAAAGCCTGCAAGGCCTCATGATCTCCGCAGCTTTTGACTTCACGCACATGCTGCTCAAGCTGCAGTTCCTCCTCAAGGCTTTGGTTTACGACCATCCAGTCAGCCCAGCCCATAGCCCTGAGGAGTCTTTTTTTATTCAGGCCACAGATGGCATCACTGTCAAGTGGTTGTTGTAGTGGCCTGTTTCTCGGTAGCTGTGCATCGGCGTGTTGGACATTGCGTGAAAGACCATCTGTCCAATCTTCAAGCCAGGGAACAATGCCAAGGGGTGATGCAGGCGTTCATTTTTTAGTTCCAATGTCAGTTTTGATCCGTGCCAACCCGGATCGCACCAGCCAGCAAGCAAGTGATTAAGACCAGATCGTGCGCGGCTTGATTTGAGTACAAATTGACAGCTGACATCGTCGGGCAAGTTAAACAGCTCAACTGTTTCAGCCAAGCAAAACTCGCCGGGCTGAAGCATGAACGGGTCATCTTCTGTTTTGCTGGCGATGTTGATGCGGACTAGCTCAGGGCTGTAGATGCTTTCAATCATCAAATGCGAGCCCAAGCGCACATCCAAGCTCGCAGGGTTCAGCAGCTCCGGGTCAAATGGGACAACCATCCCGCCTTTTACACAGCGGGCTTTGATTTCCCAGTCACACAAAACCGCCATATTGGAAACGAAAAATCAATCCTACTCAGCAAATATGGCCCAGCCAGACTTAGGGCCTTCAGCTTGCCAGCGTTGATAGAAAGCTGCCTGCCGCACGCTGACGCGATAGCCAGAAAGTGCTGAGTTGTGCCCGCCTTCTTCTATGTATGGCACCCCTGCCGGATCTGACATAAGCCAGCTTGGGTCATTGCTGTAGCGTCCGCTGTAACCGTGGATCACCGACCAATGTCCACATGTTTTGCTGCTGCACATTGGCGGTTCTCCGCGGAGCATGTTGCCCTGGTGCAGCCAGCCCACCAACACAGGAATACCGTTATCAATGGCTTCCATCACGTCATCGGCGTCTGCTGACTGCGTAAACGTGACTGTCAGCCCAAGGCTGGTCAATGCTTTGACATGGGCCCCGATGGAAGTGGTGTCGCCAAACTTGGCCCTGATCCTGCTGTACTCCTCTTGGGTGTGGACCTTTTTGTGATGCACCGCGACCATCGCCGCTGCACTGGTGAAACACATCCGCGCCCCATTGGGCAGATCCAGCTGACGAAAGTACCGGGGCATATGTACCTCTTGGTCAATGCCACCAGCCTTCCACGCTTGAATCCATGCACTGTCTTCTTCTAAAAGCTCACGAGGCAGCGAATCCTCCAAAATTTTCACGGCAGCCGCACGATGGGGCACGTCCCTCTTGAAAAATTCAAAAAAGGGAAGCAAGGCGAGCCCCATGATCAACAGCAGCAACGCTGCTTGGATGATGCCTGACACGCTTTATTTTTCAACTCTCGTGTCAGGGAGCAGCATTTGCCGAACGTGCTTCACGGCAAGGTCGTCAAGGTCGTTGTCAGTTTGAGAAACAACCCGCTCAAGCATTGCCACGATCAACTCCTTGAACGCCCGTGATTTCCACGCGGTCATCAGGATTGGCTTGAGGATTAAAAGCATTGGGCTACATCCAACAGCACCAATACGTTAGTGCCTATCTGTGTGGCCTTCCAATCGGGCAACAGACCGCTCTAATTCGTTCAGCCTGGCGAACACTTCCATGTCCTTAGTCTTGATGTCGTTGTGCAAAATATCCAAACGGCCCGAGAGGTTATCAACAGCAGCCGTGAGCCTAATTAGCGAGTCTTGACCGTTCCGGTTCTGACGACTAATCCCTGAGGCTCCCAAGCCCGCCACCGTGATTGACGCCCCGGCAACGGCGGCCCAGACTTCAACCATCACCCGCCCGCAACTTCACGCATCATGGCAGAGCCCAAGGAAACGCAAGGCCAAGAGCAAGAGGATGGAAACTCGCGGCTTGGTGATGTTGTCAAGATTGTGTTGCTCGGCTGGGCAATGGCGATCTTGACTGCCAACTACCTAGGGGTGTTCAAGCAATCACTTGACCCCACCTATCCGGCCTCAATCTTGTCAGGAACTGCCGCGTCGTTCGGTTTAGCAGTTGGCAACAATAGGAAGAAAAAAGAGGAACCTACAATTAAGCAAGAACCATCCGTCTCAAAGCCAAAATGAAACGCTCACTTTTGGTGTTGGGCATCACATTGGCGGCCGCATCGCCTGCCCACGCTGATCTGACCCACAGAATCAGCAGCAGTATCCAGCTGGACGTTGGCGCTGCATCTAGTCGTGCTGTCAGGCTTCCGAACACATATTCAGTAAGCGGCAGCGGCATCAACACAACGGACGGAACCACTGCGGGATCAATCGGTGGACTTGGCGCCCCGACTGATGGGGTCAACGCCTTCACCGCCATCACAGCAACACAAGCAACTGACGGTGCAGCATTCAGCTTCAGTCAGTCTTATCAGGCTGGTGACGCAATCCCGACGGCGGCTGCGACAGTTGGCACTATTCCAAACTTTGGAGACGTAACCAGCACGGCCGCAGGAACGGCAGGAACCTTGGCAGGCACGATCACAACCGCCGGGGCCGTCACTGTTACTGCAGGCGGGGCCAACACCTCTGCGGTTGCTTCTGTCGTCAGCGACCTGACAGTAAGGTGATTCGCCTGATTTTCTTGCTGCTGCTGGCCTCTCCGGCAGCGGCTGTCCCGGTGGTTCCAAACTTCAGCCAGGGCGTTGTCACGTCACGGACTGAATCAAAAACAGTCGTGACAGAACGCATCCGGTCTGAGTCCTATCGCACTGGCTATGAGTACACCGTCAGTGGAACTGGCGTAAACCCGACAAGCGGCGTCGTCAGCCCCTCCGCCAGCGGTAAAAACCTGAACCTCTCAAGCCGTGCCACTTGGGTACAAACAGAACCGGGCGCAGCGTTTCAGTTTGCGGAAACGTACAGCGGCCCTGGGCTAATCGAAAAAGTCGCCATTGACCGCAAGACGTTGATTGAAAGCGTCACTGACTCCACAAGCACGTTCAGCCAATGAGAGCGAAAGCCTCTGCCCTGCTTATCAGCCTGATCTACACCGCCCCAGCCGCAGCACAGGTCAGCGCAACTGCAGCGCCTGTCTCAAACAGCAGCGGCTCAGTGGTCAACCAAGCTGTTCAGGTGACTCCAGGCCAGTACCAGAAGTTCAGCTACGGCTCAGGCATCCAATGTGATGGGGCAACCCTCAACATCTCACCATTTGTCTCCGGCGTTCACTCTTGGGGCAGCCCAAGCAATCAAACCTATGAAGAGCCTGTCTACGACAACAGCGACAACTTCGGACTGATCGACCCAGAAACAGGGCTAGACGGGCCAGACGGCATTCCAGACAACCCCGGCAAGATCCTGTTTTACAAGCCGCAGCGCACGGGCTATCGGTCCAACTTCAGCAACAACTTTGGCGTCACAGCCACGATTTCAGTTCCGCTGGACTGGGGCCCGATCAACCTGTGCAAGCAAGCCGCAAGAAAACAAGTGGCGCTGTATGAACAAAGCCTCGCGGACAAACGCCTGAACTATGAGATGGGCCGCCTTAAGGCTTGCGCCACCGCAATCAGAGAAGGCTACGGCTTTGCCAAAAACTCCCCCTTCGCTGCTATCTGCGCTGACGTTGTCCTCAAGCCTGTGCCTGTTGAAGGGCACACCCACAAGATCATTTACCCAGAGCCCGTCTTAGATCGCGAATGGCTTGATTCCGGTGACGCTGAGCAGAACGCCGCTCCTGTAAGGATTCCAGTTTTGCCACACGGCCAAGCTTCTGGTTGATCTTTTTGACCACTTTCTTGGTCACAGGCTTTGCCAGCTTCTGCAGGATTGACGCAATCGGTTTGGCAAAGATCGCCACAGTCGTGGCAAAGGCAGCCGTCAACGCAATCGACATCGTGGGGCCAGCGTCCGGCAAGTAATTATTGAACACCTGTCCAACCGGCACGGGATCCCAGATCTTCACGCACTTGCCATCCTGCAGTTCATACCCGGCGAGGATCTTTGTCCCTAATTTGTTAAACGATCCGATTTCTTTTGCGCCAAAAGCAGGGCACGGCGGATCTGTTGGCATCTTGGGTTTGCCGGTAGCAAAGGCCGGTTGTTCTGGAAGAGGGCTTCGGGCCGGGGCAGCCAACTCCGGCCTTTTTATTGGCACGGTCGGCGGCTCAACCCAAGTGAAGTCACGCGGCCTGTAGTCCGGCGCTTCAAAAACAGGCACGGCACCATCGCACAACGTCACCGTCCCGCGCGGATCATCCTCAAACGTTTCAACGCCTTGGCCCTTGGTGATCCGTGCCCTGACACAGCCAGGCATATCAATAACCGGAAACGCTGCTGACGTGACAGGCGGTGCCGCTGGTAAAACTGGGGGCGGGATCGGCTGACCAGTGGTGATCACTGGCACGTTGATTGTCTTGACCCCAATCTCAGGAATTTCAGGCATGAAGTCAGAGCGGTTTACAGCAGGCCAGCTGTGGATTGAGCGCAACCGTAGAAGAGAAGGCCCGCCTGTTGTTTACACCGTTTTTTGCGGCAAGTCGGCCAGGTTGTTTACCGATACCAAAGAGATTTTGCGCTGGGTCAAATGGCCGAAGAGCACCCCGACTGGGGATGCTTTGCGTGAATGGTTGGCGTCGTTTGAACAAAAACAAGAGCCACCCGCGCCAGAACTGGACATGGCGAAAGTGAAGGCGGAAGGGTTTGGCCCTGAAGCCCATGAAGATGATGACCCGACTGCCAACACTAAAATGGTGACTTGATCGGCACAGCCGGGCCAGTAGTTGTCGGCAGCTCAGGAATCGCATCATCAATCTGAGCAGGCAACATATTGGTCACAATCTTGGTCATCTCCAGCGTCAATTCGCTCATATAAAGCTTGGTCAGTGCCGGAATCCGCGTGTAAAGCACAACCGATCCGACAACCATTGTCCCGCTCATAATGAACGCGGACAGAGACATTGCGTTGAAGAGCTTTTGCATGATGCCTGCAGATAAAACAAAAGGCCCCCTTGCGGGAGCCTGATGTCGGTCTGTGTGAGAAACCTGCGCTTGTTATAGCTCAGAAGCTGTACTTCAAGCCAACTTTCGTGCCCACAGAAAGCTCATCACCAGTCATGGCGCTCAGCTCTCCATAGACGGAAGCATTGGAGCTAACAGCAATAGAGCCGCCAAACTTGCCAGCAAGTTCAAACTCTTGGTCTTCACCATCAGGCATCACAATCGCGGGACCACCCTGGATGTAATAGCTGTAGGCACCAGAACCGCCTTCAAATCCAACATCCAGATTCAGCGTTCCGCCAAGCCAGTCGTCGCCATAAGCGCCGCCATTGAACTCAGGGTTCACGTAAACGTCTGCGAGAGCAGGAGATGCCAGCGCAGCTGCTGAAACGGCGACACCACTCGCAATGAGAGCTTTGATCATTTGGAGAAGAATTAACGCTTTCCTTGTCCACGATACTTCTTGCGTCCGTGTGACGGCTTTGAATGTGTTCCATTCCCCTGTTTTGTGCGCTTTGGCTTACTAGGGACAAAATTTTGCCCGCTCAGAGATTTAGCCATTAGACGCCGTCAGTTGTTTCCAGCAACGCGTACTTATTGCTCAGCCCAGTGAACAAACCGTGCTGAGGGTGGCTGATTTGATCGCGGCCATCAAGGAAGTACAGCTCTTCCAACCACAGCGTTCTTGCTGCCATTGCTTGCACGTCTTCCGCACCAGGCTTCGCGGCAATCATCGGGTCAGGGCGTTTCATCGTTAGACAGACATGGAAAGAAGCGCCCAGCCCATAACGAGCAGGACGCCAAATGCGACACCGAACAGAAAGTTGATCAAGAAGGTTCAGCAGGCCAAGTGACGCTATGCGGGAAACCGTCAGCAGAAGGCAGGTCCCGCAGAGCCTGACGATAGGTCGCCCAAGCCGTTGAGTCAGCAGTGCTGTCACCTAGCTGGGTCCAATCGCAATCAGCAAGCTTTTGATCACGTTCTTCACGGACATCGGCAGCAACCTTGCTATCAACTTCACTGCGATAAGCCGCTTCCTGCTCAGCAGCAGTTTGCTCATCGTTGTCAGTAAAGACCGGACCGGCAACATACTTGCTGTACCACTTGCCGTTGATCTGCTCAACGCCATCCCGTTGGTTTACCTGATATGGCCCCGACAAGTCGGCATCAGGACCGTTCAGCACAACGTCGTATCCATAGCTATCAAGCACCTCAGCAGTAATTTGCTTTGGGAAGCTTGTCCGTGGATGCTCGGCCTTAAATTCGCTGATCGTAATGACAGCGCCGGTTTGGCGGTTGCGGATTTCCATGATGATTAGGCAATAGCCATGAACAGGTATGTTGAGCCGCTGGCGTTGAGGTCAGCGGGCACGTTTGTTGTCTTGATCCTAAATCCGCCAGTGATTGCATCAATGTAGTCAGCGTTTGTTGCCTCTGGTGTGGTGGCATTGAGCTTTAACAGCGGATCATTCCCAGAAGACATTCCCCGGCTGGAATCGAAAACATAGAAATTGTTTCCAGTACCGTTTGTGCGTTTGATGATGACAAAACGAGCGCCCCCGGTGAAGCCACAATCAACATCAACATCGCTACTAGAACCTGAATAAGTCCCGACCTTTGATACGCCGTCTTGTGTAGCCCACAGATAGGCGACCATTTTTGCGTTTGATTGATTAACAGGTAAGTTGCTGCCAACCTTGAAAGTAGTTGCAGTTGGGCTAATACCGTCAGCGGTCCAAAAGTTGTCATTCGAAGCAGTTGATTTACCGCCAGTTCCTTGCAGATAATGAAAATCTCGGTCATTCGTAAATGATTTGTGCCAGCAGGTCCATGCATAACCTGTTGTCATGTTTTTAACCCAAACCCACTCAGGAGATACGCCTAAGTTGTGGTTTAGTGTTCGTGGATTTGTGCCATTACCTAGAAACCTGACAATGTCAAAAAAGCCTGGCGATCTTTTGAACAACCAGCCCACATGACTTGTCATGTTTCCTGACGACGAGCCACTACCTACGCCTGTATGAAAATCAAAATGCCCGAGTATCTGCGAGGTTGCAGAAGTCTCCGCGTTAGCTTGCCCCCAAAACAGCGTCCTTCCACCACCTCTCATCCTGTCATACATGTGAGTATGAACGCTCGCAGTTTTATGCCTTCCCATAAACATGTCAACACGATGATCTGCCTCCAATGTGATGCGGTTGGCAGCTTGACTTAGCCCAGCAGCATCGCAAGTGAAGACATCTGTTCCGGATTCAGCCGGTTTATTTCGCTGACGAATTGCACAGTAAATGTATGACGCACTTGTCGCATTCAACGCCACCGCAGTAGTTACAACTCTGAATCCATCAGTCTCAGAATTAACTTGGTTAATGGCAGTTTCCGTGCCTGCTGAATCTATAAATAACCTTCCTTGCGTGCTTGACCCACTACCAAACCCGCGCATGTCGTCGATTAAATACCAATTTCCAGTGGAATCAGCTCTCTTAATCATGAGCCATTGCGGCTCAAAACCAAGATTTATAAAGTTGTTGGTCGTGCCGTTGCCCGTGTATTGACCGCATTTGATAACAGCTTCATCCTCGTCCTCACCGAACGATTGATCATCGTGTGCGAAAACATAGGCAACATATTCATGACCGTCGGCGTTGACTTGGGAACTCGTGCCAAGCGTAAACACAGTGCTTGTTGGCTCTGTATCGTTGAAATACCCGTCAGAATCAGTTTCTGAACTGGTTGTATTTAGGGGTAAACCCTTGGTTGCCCCACGGCTTCGATGAAATACAACCCAATCTGAAGTTGCATTGCTTGTTCTTTTTATCCAGATCATCCCAGGCGTGCTGCCTAGGCTATGTGAAACAGTGTTTCCAGCTGTGCCGTTGCCTATGTAAGTAACAACGTCAAAGAAACCTTTTTGCTTCTTGAAACACCACGCGCAAAAATCGGTGCCACTGCTGTTTGAATTAGTGCTATTTCCTAAAGTAAAACCATCGGAATTAAAGGAAGTAACGCCATTCGCGTCAGTGGTTGGCAAGTTGCTCTGATGAGGCTGGAGATAGCCATCTGAGATGCCCCGCGCAGAGTCGTAGATCTGATGAGCCTTAGTAGCAGTGCGGCCAGCAATGAAAACCATGCCGCCGCTGGCTAGATCAATGCCGTCACCCCCTTGATCGATGTCAGTATCGGCAGTTGCGTTGCCCCGGTAAAGCTGGGTCTTAAATACGTCGTCGACATAAAGCGCCTCTTGGGCAGAGCCAGACGCACCCGCCAAGACATTGCTGCCAATAATGCTCATGAGTAGGCCAGGGTGACGACGGCGTGGATGGAAGTTGTTGACCGCACGATGTAATCCAAACGGTCAACGGCGCTAGCTGTGCTGCTAATCGTGGGCGCAGTGCCCCCAGCGAAGTCCCAATAGGTTCCAAACGAAAGCGTCCGTGATCCGGTGCTGTCCTGAATCAAAAAGATTGACCCGGATTGCCCGGCTGTCAGGTTGCTTGGATTGGCAAGCGTGACATTGGTGCCAAGCGTCAGCGTGAAGTTGTTGCTGTCGTCAAAATCAGGCGTGACAGTTGAGCCACTTGTCAGCGTTGTGATCTCGCCGCGTTGCCCGGCGGTAAACGTTTGGTCAACATCAGTCTTGGCAGTGTCAGCGTCGTAGCCCTGAATCGTGCTGCCAATATCTGACGCGGTCGTCAGATCATCAATGTTGAGCGTCTGCGTGCTTGTGGTGATCGCGTCACACTTGAGTGTTCCGAAAGCCATAATCAGACAATCCTCCAGTAAGCACCATCAGGAATCGTAACCGTCACGCCGTTGTTGATGGTCACAGTGCCTGAACTGACGCCATTGTAATTGGTTGTCAAAGTGTAGTTACTAGAAATTGTTTGTTGGCTTTCAAGGATGACGCTTGCAACGGCTGACGCATCTCCCCAAGTAACAGCACCCGATGCGCCACCACTTTTAATGACCTGGCCGCTTGTGCCGTAGTTTGCGCCAGCTAAACCAATCTGCCCGGCAGGACCAACCCTAATTCGCTCGGTGCCTTCAGTTGTGATTTTGAAGTGGCCGTCAGAGCCAGCATCAACAACCTCAGCCTCAGTGTTGCCCTCTGTGATTTTGTCGGCCGCAGGGACAGTGCCGCTTGAAGCCGCCGTCAGCCTGCCTTGGGCATCAACCGTAATGCTTGAAAATGTATAGCTGCCAGCCGTGACGGCAGTATCCGCAAGCTTGTCAGCAGTTACGGCATCGTCTGCAATCTTTGCCGTTGTGATCGCAGAGTCAGCAATCTCCGCACTGCCGAGTGTTCCTGAAGCCGCCGCTGTGATTCGGCCCTGTGCATCAACTGTGATGTCAGCCGCCGTGTAGCTTCCAGCCGTAACAGCAGTGTCAGCCAGCTTTGCGGCAGTGACCGCATCATCGGCCAATTTGACGGAAGTAACTGCACTATCTGCGATGTAAGCAGTCGCAAGCGCCGTACCGTTCCAGACGCCGGTTGTGATCGTGCCAACGCTTGTGAGGCTCGAACTGACAACACCACTGCCAAGAGTCGTCGCACTCAAGACTGAAGTGCCTGCGATCCTGAAGTCTTTGCCTGTTGCTAGATCAACGTTTTCGCTGAAAGTCCAAGAATCCGTTGAGTCAACCCAGTTGATCGTCTTATCTGTCGCCCCTTTCAGCGTGATGCCGCCACCATCAGCAGTCGTGTCAGTCGGCGTAGCAACGCTGCCTAGTTCAATGTTCTTGTCGTCAATCGTGACCGTCGTGCTGTTGACGGTTGTGGTGGTGCCATTGACGGTCAGGTTGCCTGCAATCGTGATGTCGTTGGCAAGCTTGTCGCCTGTGATCGCATCATCGGCAATGTCAACAGTCGCCAGCGGGTAGGCACTGACCTTCGTGCCGTGGATGTAAGCAAGCGAAGTCCAAGCCGTGGACCCGTCGCCGATTTTTATGTAGCCAGTGTCTGTTTCATATCCGATCTCACCGGCCAATAGCGTTGGGTCTTCGCTTGTCCAGTTAGCAGCAGTGTCACGGCGTTGCTGCTGCAGCGCAGAAAGATTGATAGTCATGCAGCAAGCCCCGAGTTAATGAGGTGGGAACGGGCTGGCGTCGCAGAGGCACTGCCCGCATCGATATTGTAAAGCCGCTCTGGAGTGTTGGGATCTGCGTTTTCGCCGTCAATGTGCAGGTCTCCGGTGTTGATTGATATGGTTTCAAGTTCGACATTGACAGTAAACCTGTCAAACGAAACGTCTTCAATCTCAACGGGTCCAGAGTATCTCCACGCATAATTTAATCCGACGGGACTGGTTGAATAATCACCCCAAACCGCAGAAGGCAGATAAAAAATTTCAAACGTACCCTTCCTGGCGATGTAGTGATCCTTGATCAGGATCATGTTTGCCTCTGTCAAATGCGAATAAGACAAGGACAAAACCTGTCTTACTCGGCGTGCGCCACGCTTGAAACCAACAGTCGTACCATTCAGCCCAGCCTGCAGGTCTGCCGGGACATTGCCTGGAACGTAGGTCCGGACCGTTGGGGAGATAGCAGGGAAAGTAGACATCTCAGGTCGGCACCGTCACTAGGTCAATCTTGACGTTAAAGCGACCTGTGACGCCACCCGATTCAACGTTAAAAGTGCTGGCATAGCGCCATTGATAATCGCTGGAGCTAACAGGCACTGTGGAATAGCCTGACCAGACTTCAGAAGGCAGGTCAAAAGGAATCAACGAACCTTCCTGCCCTGCAAAATGATTCGTGATTGAATTGATTTGCGTCTCAGTTAGCGCAACAAACTCAAGCGACAAAGTTTGCTCTAAGCGTTTTGTCTCGCTGTAAAGGAAACGAACGCCAACACCATCAGGGCTCTCGTATTGGCCCTGCGGGTTGTTGCCTAAGCCAAACGTCCTTTGGTTTGGAACAATAGAAGGAAAATCAGCCATCAGACCGTTGTAAAAGTCCCGTTGACAACTTCATTGCTGATCTTGCTGACGCTAGATCCGTTCAATGGGAAGTGCATCGCCGTGATTGTCGTGACGCCGTCAAGTTCATGCTGGATAGCGGTGATTTGATAGTGATCGGATTCAGCCCTGTCGTCACCGGCGCTGTTAATGCGCTGCCGCTGCAGCTTGATCACATCTGTGACTGACAAGCCTGACAAGACCAGCGGTGTCTTGAACACAATCGAGTGCGTTGAGTGTCGACGCAAAGCGAGCTGATATTTGCCGAAGATCAATGCGTGTGCCTCAGTCGCGCAGAAGTCAGTGAGGTCAAACTGCTCAGTGGCAGCATCATTGTCCGTGGTGCTGAAACGTACCGTTGAAGTACGCTGAATCCCGACTTCAAACGGCGTACATTCACGCCAGACCAAGCTGATATTGATCTCTCGGCGGTCGTCTGCCTCTTTGTAAGTCTTGCTGAAACTGCCAGGCAGAATGTTTGATTCCGAGAAGGTGGCGGCAGGCGTCAGGGCTGTTGTATCAATAGCGTTGCCTGTAGTGGCTGGCAGCAAAGTTCGGAAGCTGTAGCGGCCATTTTCAGAGATAAATGAAAGCAAGAAATATGGCGACACCTTGGAGATGTAGTCAATGACGTTCATTGACTGCTCAACAACACCGTTGAAGAACGTGCCATTGCTAGTGCAGAAGGCAGCAATATCCTGCAGGTTGCTGACGTCTATTGGCATTGAGATGTCGGCCGTCACTGCACCATTAGCCCGGCCGATGAGGGTGAACAAGTGCATCGCAAGGTCTACAAACTGATTGCTTGCGCCAGTCGCATAGACACCGCCAACGAGTCCGCCGCTGTACAGATCAACGCTTATGCCCTGCTCATAAAAGACGGAAAGCTGGCGAGTTGTGGTTGGATACTTCGACGCGCTAATCCCTGTGTCATACAGATTGCCTTCAATCTGCAGGAAAGTGATGTCAGCAAAAACGGTGAAATCGTAGCCGCTCGGATAACTTTCAGGATCTGGAACAGTCGATGCGCCGCGTTCAACCAAAACCCCAAATAAAGTGCCAGTGCTCGCAGGGTTGCTTGAGTTGATCTGATTGATTAACGTGCCGCTTTCATAAATAGTGACAACCGGACTAGAAACTCCGTAAGTGCTCTGGTAAAAATCGAGTCCAGCAGAGGCGAAAGTTGCGCCATAGGTGTCGAAAGTGCCACTGATAGTTCCTACCGTTTCTCCACCAATAATTTGTTGGTTTTGATATCTTGCGTTAGTGTTGAAATTGATTGTTGAAGGATCACTTACCCCGCCTCCGAAGGTTTGCCAGTAAGTAGAGGTGACGTCAGTCCCTGACTCAATCTCAATGACTTTCAGGTCATCACCATTAAACCTAATAATACTGTTTGACGTGTCCCCTTCTCCAACCGTCAAATAACCAAACGTCCAATGAATGTTCGTCTCGTCAGGTTCATAATACTCAGAGTATCCACCCGCCCTTTCATATAGCATCAGGTAGCGGGAAGTGTCCGCATCGCAGAAGAACTTGCCCCCAGTCATAGGGCAGACATTTGGCGCAGCAGCCATCGCTGCTGAAGACGAATAAAAATGCGTTGCTGTGACAGAGCCTTGTGATGGAATATGCGAAATGATCCGATCACCAACCCAAGTTCTGTGAATCTCGGGATCATCGACCATATCCCCCTGGCTGATCGCATACAGAAAATTTCCGTTGAATCTGTAAGAGCCCTGTTTGATTAGCGGCGGCTGCACCCATACACCGCCAGCACTGTTTGCACGCTTGGCAAATACAATCGGCACAGTGTCGCCAGCCGTAGCAACGTTCTGTGCCCGCTCTAAGTTCTGCTGAGGCTTTTTGCTTTTCTCGACGCTGGCATCACTCCTAGAAGCGATAGTTCCGACTTGCCCCTTGGGTTGGCTTGTTTTGCCTGCCATTTCAGCCTCCGTAGAAATACATGTAACGCCTTGCGATCGGTTCTGGGACTAGAAAATCAGCCCCAAGCAATGTTTGCCGTTCATACTCAACGCCATCTGAATCCCTGTAGACAAGGCTAGTCCCGTTGAAAAAGATCTCCAAGTCAGAACGCTCAACGTTGCTGGTGTCCATGATCCGCACGTTGAACGCGATTACTTGCTGGCTCATCGCAGCCTTTGCCTCACTTTGTTGAGCATATCAGCGGTGATTTTTCGTGTCGGAACCTGCGGGTTCAGCTTGTCAATCGCCGGGTTGACAGTCCACTCAACCTCCTCATCACTAACCTTAGCCCCGTCAATGCTCCCGATGTACCTGGAAACAAGCTGCGCAGTAGACGGATCAAATGAATCGCTGCCTGTGTCTTGAACGTACAGAGAAGCAATCACCAAGTTTTCGGCCGTGATTGCCGAATCGGTCACGTCAATCAGATCAGCCGTTGCAGCCATGCTCACCCTGAAATCATTGATTGCTGCGGCATCTGTTGAGCCGAAACCTTTGGCGTCAAACGCCAAGTAGTAATACGTGGAATCTGATTCAGCGTCTGCAGATCCAAGCTCCTGCCCCTCTTGAAAGAAGTTCTGCCATTGCCTCGTTGGAGTGCGGATGCCGGATGCGTTTTCCACGCTTGTCCGGTCGGCGTAATACTCCATGAAGCACATGATGTCGTAGTTCGCCATCAGCTCAGCCCCAGTTGAGAGCGAACGCCATTGTCACGACGAATGATGTCCAGTGTTTGCTGAACACCACTTTGAACAGCCCGGCTCATCTCTTGAGTAGTTACAAAATTCTTGCCGTCCATTTGAGTCACAGGGCCCGTCTGGATGCTGACGCTTGCTGATGAAGGCACAGCGACGCCACCCTCTGCAAAGCCAGGGATCGCCCCAGCCCCACGCTTGCCGGACAGGAAGTTAGCAGCGAAGCCAGCCGCCTTGCTTTGCGGAATGATGTATTCAGGCTCACCGCCTTCACCGATCAGGCCAAGAGTAGGGCCATTGACGACACCGCCCTGGGCGAAGGGTTGGAAAGCTCCTTTGTTGAAACCGCCCTTGGCTTGCTTCTTGACTTTGCCTCCGCCTTTGCTGCTTCTTGCTTTGGCGGCTCGGGCCCTGTTGAGCCTTTCCTGTGCAGCCGCTGCCGCATTGATTTGCGCAGCTGCACTGGCTGCATTTTCTGCAACCTGAATGAACATGTGAGCAGAATTTTGTGCGTTAGAAGCAACGCGCCCAGTTCCATTGGCAAGATCCACAGAGCTTCTGGCACCATCGCCAAGCCTTCCGGCCATTGCATCTGCCTCTCTTTTGCTCATGCCAATTTCGTCACTGACAAGCTTCTGTTTGAGACTCTGCTCTGCCGTCATTGTTTTGGCGTCGAAAGCAGCTTTTGCGGCTTGTTTTTGGAACTCAGCAACTTGTTTCTGAGCCCGTATTTGTCCATCAATGAGCTGAACGTTTTGGCGTTGAACGTCTACCGCTTGCCTTGTCTTCGCCAAAATTGCGTCAACTTGCTTTTGATTGGCTCCATTTGCAGCCGCCTCAGCAGCAGCCAGTTCACCCCTGGCTTGGATCATCTGGCCTTCAATGACTGCCGCTTCTCTGCGGAACTGCAGCCGCTGTTGCTCTGCCTGAATGCTGTTTAACGTTTGCTGATAAGCAATCCTTGCGCCGTTGATTTCATTGTCAAAAATCTGCTTAGCAATGTTTGCCCGTTGCTGCGCTGATCCAGCCTGCTCATAGGCAATCTGCAGACCTTGATTCTGCATTTGATTGATTGCAGCCTCTGCGTCCAACCTTGCATTCGCAACATTTAATGAGTTTTCATAAGCCGCTTGCTGCGCTGTGACATTCTGTTTCTCCTTCTCTACCAAGCCAACAGACTCTTTCAGTGATTCGATTTTGCGCTTTTGAGCGTCTACCGCTGCATCAATAGCGGGCGGCATATCTTGAAAGCTTTTCTTTGCTCCGTCTGCTGCTGCGCCAAACTGATTAACAAGAGGCTTAGTCAGGCCGAGGTGCTCTGCCACCTTCATGATTCCCTTGACCATGAAGCCGAACGGGCTGTTCTCCAAAAGGAAGAACAAGCCCTCAGCAATCTTTGCGATGACTGGCGTGATCAAGCTCAGCGCATCAAAGAAAGTTTGTGCTCCAATGACAAGAACGTTGCCGATAAGATTGGCCGCACCTTCAAGATCAACTCGTTCAAAAATGTTTTTCATCACTTCAAAAATTGGCTCAAATGCTGCCTGAGCCTTGGGCAAGACAGCGTCGGCTAGCCCTTGGAAAAAGGATGTGAGCTTTTCAATCCCTTGGCTTATTAAGTTGATGCCTGCTGCAACCCCAGGCTCAATCAGCGCACCTAAGCCCTCCATGGCATCCCTTGTCACCTCCCCTAAGGTGTCCATCGCGCCAGCAAGGCCAGTGGCGGCAGCATCAGCCGCACCGCCATATTGACGCTTCAACTCAGCAAGGATGAATGCTTGAGCTTCTGCCGTTTTATTAGCGGCAACCATTGCCTTCACTTGCTGTTTCTGCGAATCAGTAAATCGCGTGCCAGAACGCTGCAAGGCAGTAAGGCCAACATCAGGAGCCTCCAAGGCTTTCGCAACTTGGAGCAAAGTGCTGTTTACATCTGAGTCCAAAACCGTTGCCATGTCGGCCGCAGTCTTGGCAACGTCTTCATAACTGCTGACGCCAATCGTCTTGAAGCTGGTCAGCAGCTTGAAGCCTTTGGTGAAGTCTTCCTCATCGAACAACGTAGCTTTGCCAAGCTCATCGGCGCTTTGCTTGAGTGAATCCAACGCGGCTTTGCCGTCCGTCGTCATCCCCTTAATGCCATTAGCCAGAGCAGCCGTGTCCTTTTGGCGCTGCGAAAAAACGGCTAGGGAATCAGTGACGCCTTTGACCGCGGCTCCAAACGCGACAAGCGGCGCAAGGTATGTCGAGAACGTAGTGCCTAACAGCTTGAAGCTCTGCCTGGCTGTGCCGGCAGTCTTCGACATTTTGACGAACTGGCCCGAAGCGTTCCTGAGCTTTCCTTTGCTGTCTACAAATGTCTTATTGAGCTTTTGCGCCTGCCCATCAACCTTGCTCAGCGTGGCGCTGACATTGTCCTTAGCCGTAAGGTCAATGACAACGGTTCCAGCCACAAGATTGCCGCCTAGTTCTTTTGAGTCTACCGCCGCTTCGCTTTGCGGCGCATCTCCTGCTGTTCTTGCGCTTCTACTTCAAACAGCAAACACCAAAGCTGCAGCTCTTCGCGGGACATCTTGCTTGAAAGCTCAGAAAGCGTGTAACCCAACTCACGGGCCACACGCATCTGAACCCTCAACGGCCAATCATCCTTAAAGAGCTTGGTTAGTTTTTTGCCTCTTCCTCAGTGACGTTGCCTTCACCTGTGATCAGGGCAACCATTAACCCTTGCAGGTCTTCATCCCTGACTTCATTTTTCAGCTCAGCAATCTCACCCGCCTTAAACATTCGCTGGCCGTCTTCGTCAGTTGCTTTGTTGACCAGAAGCTGCAACGCATACTGAGTGGCTTCATCTGAGTTGGCTTGTTTTTGCGCCCGCTCACGCTCTGCCATGGTCAAAGGCGTTGACCAAAATACAAATTCATCTCCATTGCTTAGGATCACGATGCGCTTAACAGGCGTCAGATTTGCAGCCTTTTTGAGACGATCAAGTGCGCGTCCGCTTGCACTGGAAGACATAAAAACCTGTGAACAGTAAGCAGATACTACTCATGAAAAAACCCCCAGCGCAAGCCGGGGGTAGATAAACCAAGAACAAAAGATCAGGACTTGGTGAGGTCGAAAGTAGGTACAGCAGATGGACGGAATGCAACTTCAATCTGTTGCGCGTCGTCTGGGTTGACGGAATAGCTGGCAGAAGTCAGCACAGCTTCCATCGTGATTGAACGGCTTGCGGTGTCATCCACAGAACCAGAGGACACAACGCGGTCGATATACAGCTTGAACTGCACACCTGTCTGAATCCGCTGAATCACGTCTTCCACCAAGCGGGATGCAATGGTGGTGTCGTCGTCAGTGGTGTAGATGGTCGCAGAACCTTCACCATCAGCAAAGCCGGTGATGTAAGTCTTGAACGGCGCGTTTTGACCCAGCGTTTGACCGATTGTGGTCACATCAATCTCGTCACGGGTGATCTCAAAAGACCACTCGCGAACAGCGCCAACCGCTTGAAACTCAGCGAACTTAATGGTGAATGGCGTGGTGCCATCGGTGCCATCATCCGTCAAGGCCAGCTCAGTGCCGCCAGCTGTTGCTGAGAATGTGGCTACCCCTGTGGAAGCGGTGTAAGTCTTGATGAAGACATCGGTGCTAGCGGAAAGGCCAGCGGGCAAGGTGCCGCCAGTACCAGTTCCAAAGGACACCTTGTCGTTGACTTTGAAGTTGCGATACGCGCCGACATTGATTTCATTGTCGGCATTGGTGACATCTGCAGCCTTGAAAGTGCTGTCAGTGCCCGCAGGCTTGTAATAGAGTGCGCCGGACGTACCGGACAGAGTGGTTGCCATAACGTTTGTACGGTAGTTGGCTCAGCTCATTGTACGAACGCATTGAATGTTATGGCTAGCTCTGTTTGAAAAAAGGATTCAGGCGCTGCAGCCTCAACGATTGCTGGGCCATCTGCAGCATCAAAAATAATCTGACTGACGGTCTTGCGATCAAACAAGTCCTTCAGGCGTTCGGCCAACGTGAAGTTGTCGCCAGTGCCGACACCGATTGGGCTGAAAATGCCGATGACCACGATGCCTGACTGGATGTTGCTGCCAGTGGTGGGCCCAAGCAAAGTCGCGTAATTGTTTGCGCCAAACCTTACCTGAACCTTGATCCAAGTTGAGTTGTTTGGCGGCGTAAACGGCACGTTCTCGTAGCTGACCTGATACGACGGAGATTCCGCCATCTCAGTTGCAATGCGTGCCTCAATGGCAGACCTGATGTCGTTATATGTGCTGCTCATGGCTTGTTCACAATCCTGTTCCACATGCTAGGGATCTGATTTCTTACATCTTTCCCAGCAAGTAAAGTCGGCCAGTTCTCTTTAAGGCCAAACCGTGAGCGGAACTTGCCTTGCCAAGACGGAGGCATGTACTGGCCGCCAAACGTGATGGCTTCGCCGTAGTTCTGCGTAGTGTTTGTGATCCTGGCGGTCAGCCCTTTGTCGACATAAACAGGCGGCTGCCAGTTGGACTTAAACGTTCCGCCATTTACTTCGCCAACAGGACTCAGCTCCACAAGCCGGTCGCGCAGTTTTACGCCCGCTTCACGGACAAGTTCTTGCACCTTCTCTTCGCAGTAACCACTGATCCCAAGAACCGTGATTTCACGCTTAGCCATCAGCCCCTCAGGATTATCTCGTAAGTGATCGCCGTGTTGTCTTGCTCAACCGTGTTAACAGAAATGATCTGATAAACAACAGAGCTGATCACAACCCGATCCTTGGTCCCAGGTGCTGTCGCCAGCTCTTCTGCTGAAACGATCAACAGCTTGTCCTGGGCTTCAATCAGCCCGTTTGCTTCGGACTTTGAAACCGCCTGAACCACACCCTTCACGTTGGTGTCGCTGACCGTTTCACCGCTCAAGCCGGTCGTTGTGTTGTAGCTCCCGCTGGTGACGTACCTGATCGTCACATCACCACCCAACGCCTTGAGGACGTTGGTTGCGACCTTGCCCAGCGAGTCAGCAAGTGCCATCAGACGCGATAAGCGAGGCAGGCACCGCTGGTCAGCGTGATGCTAGTGACAATCCCAGACAGCTTGGTGTCAGCCACAAAAGTCTCACCAGCCAAGCTATTGCCGGTCGCGTTCTGCACAGTGATTGCACTAATCACGGTGTCTTCTTTGAAGTAAATCAAGCAAAACCGGCCGGTGTGCTCAGCAGTATCTGAGATGAACTCGAAGCCGCCTTTCAGGTCTCCGTACATGGTCAGCTCCGTTTGATAGCGATGTTGCCTGGTCCGCTAATTCTAAGACCCGTCAAGTACCTTTCAAACATCGGCGGAACATGGTCAGCACCAACTGCACCAGCCTTGTCAGGTGTGACGCTGATGCTTCCAATGCTGACGCTCTTGTAATCATTCAATCCGCTCAGGCTGATGCCGTCTGTGTTGTTGTGCAGGTAGACAGCAAGCTCAATTTGTGCCCGCTTGATTTGATCTGGGATCTCTTCGTCAGTGAAGTAATCGTCAGAGATGCGGAAAGGAAAGCCAGTGGCGTACGTGTTGACGTAGGTATCGGGCTTTCGCACGCCAGTACGCGGCCATTGCAATGCTTGCGTATCCGTTGCGCGTGCCCCTAAAAACCTTTCACGATCTAAGCGTTGCGCTGCTGCTGCTAACGCCCGGTTGCGATTGTCATCAGTGCCGGTGTCCCACTTGCTGACATCCGTGCTGTTGATCATCGCCTCAACGTAGGCGTCAGCTTGAGCCAGGGTTATGTAGCTGTTGGCGTTTGCGCCGCCCGCTGTTGCGTCGATTGTTACTGCCATCGGGCGTCACAGTAGAAGTCTTGCGTTTGGGGGTGGAGGCCACCGCTTGCGCAGCAGCCTCACGTTCCCGCATTCGCTTAAAAGCGAACAGACCCATCAGGAGCTAGCGCCCTTCAGAGCCACGAAGTTGACAACGATTGCCTCACCCAGTGAGCCAGTAGAAACGTTTGCCACGGTGATCTTGAAAGATCCGGCAGCAATCGAGTTGGCCTGCACAAGGTAAGAACCAGCGGTTCCAGCAGAACCGTGGTTGCACACCACCACATCAGTGGCAGCGATCTTGTCGTTGTTGACAGTGAAAGAAACCTCAGCGCCTGCTGCAAGAGCAGCATCGTCAAGGGTGATCTGACCGGACTCAGCATTGAGAGTCACGGCAGTTGACTTGCTGGTGGCCTGGGTGACAGTACCGCCAGTCGCGGGGCCGACAAGATTGCCAGCCGTTGCCTCAAAAATGGATGCCATGGTTAGTTACCTCCTCAGTCGAGTGCGCTGGTGGTGGTAATCCGCACGATGCCAATGTTGTTGGTCTCGTACACCTTGGTCCAGTTGCCCACGGTTTCCAGCTGCGCCCGGGTGGGGTTAGCAACGGAAGTGGAGAACGATGAACCAATCGGGTGGTACACGTAGTGCAGATCAATCGACATGGCATCGCTCTTGGCGAGGATGTCACGGTCGGTTTCTGTCTGGAGTCCCAGTTGCTCACCGGAGCCAACGGCACCCTGAGTGAACATGTAGCTCGCGTACTCAGTAGAAGCACCAGAGCCAGCGGTCTGCACATCAGCAGACACAATCACGCGCATTCCCATGAAGGTGGGAACAGCAACGGAACCAAAGGCGTTAGCCAGTGAACCTTGAGCTGCGGCGGTGTCAGGCTGGCCTGCATCGTCGTAGATCATGTCCAGAGCACGACGCTCTTTCAGGTCGTAGTACACCTTGGGGTGAACAACGATTGCAGCCAGCTTGTCGCCTTGGTCGCCCAGCAGGGACTGACCTTCAACGATCTGACGGGCAGTCAATTGAGTGGGGGTGTCGCCAGATGCGCCATCGACAGCCAAGGCTGCGAAAGATGCGGAGCTGGTGTCACCAACAGCGCCAAAGATGCCAGCCAGACAGGACAGCAGGTCCTTCTGACGCTGGTTAGCGATGTAGTCAGCAATCTTGTTTCCGATAGCAGCCATCGGGTCAGAACCGGCAGCCAGGGCAGCCAAGTCGCGTGACTCAAAGGCACGACCACGGTGCAGGACAGCGGCAACCTGCTTGTCGGCGCTGATCTTGCCAGGGGTCAGTGAAGAGCTATCCGTCAGACGCTCAAAATCGCCTGACAGGTTGGCCTTATAGAAAGGCACTTGAACAAAATCACCACCATCCTCGGCAGCATTTAGCTCAGCCATCGGCTGCACCACACCGCTAGCCAGGAAGGCATCACGCTGAGTGGTTTGCTCAATGACGTAAGGCGTAAATACCTCGGGGATGATGATGTCAGAGCGAAGAGTCGCCATGACAGATCCTCAAAAAAGATGTTTACGGTGTGGGCGTAACCCGAACGGCTCTGCGTAGCTTTGCCTTAGTGAACATATTAACGGCTGGCAGCAGCTTTCAACCTCTCGTACATATCCCGGTCCGTGCGATACAGCCGTGACTGTTCTGTGAGGTTGTAGGACTCTTTGGCAAAAGGATTCTTTGTGCCTGGCGGAATGTCGCCACCTGCGCTGCGCCCTGAAGGTGCGCCACTCCCAACAGGCTTGGGGGCTTTTTGCATGTAGCTCGGCAGGGTTTTGGCCCATTCGCCAATCGGCTTGCGCTCGTAGCCATTGACAACAACAACCGTGCCGTCAGCTTCACGCTCAATTTGATCCGGCTTCAGCAGGTCTGCCTTGAATACGATGCTGGGGTCATGGACAACATCGGCTAATGCTGTGTTCGCAGGTGCAATCAGCTCAAGTTCACGGACACGTGCTTCAAGCTCAGCAATCCGCTTGTCCTTGGCTTCAGCAGCTTCGCGGAACTGCTGCTCAAGAGCCTGACGGGCCTCGGTGTACTTGCCTTCTGATTCAAGTTTGTTCTGCTCAACAGAACGCTTGAACTCAAGCAACTCCTGAACATCAACACCATCAGGAACAGTTTTTGCTTCCTTGAGCTTGCCAATCAGCTCATAATTCTTTTTCTCAAGAGCTTGGATGCTTGCTTTCAGTGCATCCATCTCAGCATTGTTTGGAGCTGCGGGAGACGTAATCTCCTGATTCTGCTCTTCAGACATGAATAACCCGTAAGGTTGTTTTCAGCTCCACTTTACTTTGTCCGCCCAATATGCGGCAGATGTCTTCCCTTTCGCGATGTTTTTTGCATGGCGTGCCTTAAATGACGCGCGTTTAGCTTTGTCAGCAGCACTCTCACCTTTGCGCGGGCGTTTCGTTTGAGCACCCTGTGCACCAAACCTAATAAGCCTGTCTTTGCCCTTGTCCTTAATGACAACAGCGTGAGACTTGCCGCTCGGATGGTTCGGCGTGCGGATGGGCTTGTCATAGCCCGCAAACGTATGGCCACCGCGTTTGATGCTCATCGTTTTTTGTTGTAGCGAGCGTAGATTGCAGCATCAGCCGTACGCGCCTTGTCTCCACGCATGTAGCTGTTGACCCTGCCCATAGCCCAGGCTGCCATCGGCACATTACGCGACCCGCTGGACAAGTAGGCGCCTTGGCCCTTGCGGTACACCGCAGCCAGCTCCCCATAGAAGAACTTGGTGCCCTCAGCCTTTTCTTTTAGAGCCTTTTTTGTTGCGGCGTTTAGTGGTTTTGCTTTTGGTCTTGCCACCTTGCTCAGTCCGTGATTTGGAGACAGCTGCGATGTCGATGTTTTTGCCAGCCCTGTACAGAGCAGCGGTGCGCTTGATTTCGCGGGCCTTGGCAGCCTTGTTCTTCGCACCAGAAAGATAGGCCTTCGGCAGACCAGTCTTTTTGTCCTTTGGTGGCCGACGCTTGGCTGCCATTACTTTTTCTTGCCGCCCTTCTTTTTCTTTTTCTTGGGCGGACGGCCCATTTTGGAGCCGTAGGTGCCGGGTCCGCTAGGCATCACTCAGCCTCCGAAGGTGCTTCCTTTTTAGCGGCTTTCTTCTTAGCCGTGGCTTTGGGCTTGGCTTCTTCGCCTTGCGCCTTGAACTGATACTTGCTGGAGAGCGTCATCAAACCAACGGGCAGGTACAACAAAAGATTAACGCTTGCGCCGTTTTCTAGCTTCCTTGAATGCAATCGCTGCCGCCTGTGAACGGCTTTTGCCTTCACGCATCAGCCTACGAATGTTCTCTGAAATAACTTGCCTGCTGCTACCGCGTTTCAGGGGCACCGTACTTTGCTTGCAGCTGCTTCAAAGTTAGTTCTGACCCGTCCTTGCTGACGAACTTGCCCAGAGCTTTCTCCGGCGAATCTTGCTTGAGCAGGCTGCGAAACAGTCTGGCCTTACCTTTGCCGCCCAAGGCTTTCTCTTGATCTGCTGCTGATTGCTTGGCAATCCACTGTGGATATGTCGTGCCAGAAGGAACAAGACCACCAAGCGCCGCACGCTGCGTTTTTTCCCTGAAGTCGCCCTCGGCTTCAGTCTTTGTGATGAACACGATGGTTGAACGACACCCGAAATGTTGCGGCGGTTGCGGTCCCTTGCCGAACTTGAACACCTTGCCATCAAGAGATTGACAGATGGGTGTGGTCTGCAGATCCAAGACTGCCCGATAGCGGTACGAATCAATCACGTCTTGATTGGCGATATACATCTGCTGGTTGACCGTGTTGGTCATCTGCGTGACAGAGGTGCGGATCAGTGCCCGGATCTGCGAGTCAGCAAGCGTCGTCAGTTCACCGCCCTTGGCGATCGTTGCGCCGATGTTTGCCGTGTCAGCTAGCCGCAAGTTTCCGCGCAGTCTCTCCACCATGTCCCGCATGTTCTCCCCCGTCAGCATCCCGTTCTGAACGGTGACGCGGAACTTGTCAGCATAAGATTCGGCCAGCTGCCTGAATCCAGTTCCAAGGGTTTTGCCATTGGGCAGAACAAGGGCAGCACCTTTGCCAGCATCCAACGTGACAAGGCCAGGCGCTTGACCACGGATCTGCTGTTCAAGGCTTGGCTGCAGCACAGCCGCGCTGATGTCGGTCGGGTCAGCCAAGACAACAGACCGCGCAAAATCCGGCGTGATCTCAACGCTGCGGACAGTGTCAGCCAAGCTTGGCTTGACCACATCCTTGATCTGGCCTGAGATGAAATCAGCCTGCAGCCGGGCCAAGCCGTTCAATTCCTGCACTGCATAAACAGAGCTATCCCCTGCCCACGTCTCAAGGCTTTCGCGCACCTGAGCCAACAGGGCGTTCAACCTGGCCGCTTCCCTGGGGTTCAGCGAGCCCACGTCATCCAGCTTCTGCAACGCATCAATCACGATGTCGTTGTACGCCCGCATCACATTTAGCGCGACGTGATTGCTGTATCGGTTCAGGTCAATCGCCTGTCTGTAAAAGGCTTCAGGCTCACTCATGCTGGCTCCAAACCAACATCCTCAGAATTGGCAATACAGACAATCGAAACATCAGCGCCACCACGCAAAGCCTCCCCAACAATCCCCGAAAACTCAGCGACTGCTTCTAAGTCGTCCTGATACACAACGGCCTCATTGACTGCACAGATCTGGCCAGCCGCAAACCAAGTGATTCTGACAACAGCAAAGTAGTTATCTGCCAGCTGGTCCTTAGTGAAGAACAACAGCTGTTTGCGGTTTGGGTTTGGCTTACGCAGCCTGCTCATCCAGCCCATCCTCATCCTCTTGTTCCGCTTCTGGCATTGTGGCTTCTTCTGCTTCAGGCGGTGCAGGTTCAGGCTGTTGAGTTTCCATCAGCCCGCCAGATTGAGTCGCGTCAAGCTCTTGGTCAACATCAAAATCGTCACCCAACACCTCGCCTACGGAAAGCTGTTTGAGCAGTGTCTCTTGAGTGATGGTGCCTGCGGAGTACAGCTGCAGAAGGGATTGAATCTCTTGTGGCTCCAAGCGGTCGCCCAAGAAGTCACGATTGACAAAGCTGCTCCCAGCTTGCGACTGCTGCATGTACTGAGCGTGGAACTGCAGGCAGTTGTCG